AGATTAAAGATAAAATCTTCATAAGGATCTTTATTTCCAAAGTAGCCATACTTTTCAAATTCAGGTTTTTTCAGCCTTTTACCTTGCAAACCAAAAAGTTGTTCATTTGCTTGACGACGATACTTCGCATTTACAGTACCACCGCTTGTTCCAGTTTCAAACTGGTTCAAAAATCTACTTGAATCTATCAATTTATCTATATTTTCAGATTTGAAACGCATAGCATAACTGCTATTAGCGAAAACTTCTTTTAATTTTTCGCTAACATTTTCAATATCTTCAATAGACAAAGTTTTCTCTACGTAATCATTATACCATTTTCTAGAATTATTAGAGAAATTTGCTAAAGTTTTTATCTTTGTATCTAATCCTTCAGAGGATTTATCCGTAGATTTCGTATCTTCCTTATAGTCTTTCGCAAACAGTTTTTCTTTAACCGCTTCCCCTTCACGCTCCCATCCTGCAAAGATTTCGTCCAGAGAACGTTGCTCAGTGGCTAGTTTTACTGAGCCATCGTTTTGCAAGATATTGAAGTAAGGACTAGGTTTATCAGACTTAACTGCAGGCCTGATAGTAGAACGGCAACGGACATGAAATGGAGGTGCGGTTCTACCTGGTTCATATTCCTTAACAGAATGAACCTCGTGATTTTCTAACCTGCAAATCTCACTTGTACGACTGTCTAATACCGCTACGATTTCGTAATGGTCGCCACCTAATTCCTTGATAGTATCTAGTGTTGCAAGATTATTATAAAAGGTCGTCTCAGTCCTGACAAGCGTATCTGCTCGATGATAGGCGACTCCTGTACGCTCAGAAAGAGCCCTAGCCATTCTATCAATAGACCAACCGCCTGTTAGGCCTTTGTTGATTGTATCGCTGATAGATTTATAAACAGCTGCATCGTGTCCCCACACATTCGTTGAGAATGTTTTACCACTCCAGTTACTAGCCATCTTATGCTTAACTGCATCGACACCCAATATTGGTTTCTCTATGATTCCGAAATGAGCCAAGTTCTTAGCTTGATGGATTTTACCTTTGATGTAGACGTCACTCAGAGCCTCTGTGACCTTGTCATGTATGCCGTCTGGCTTTCCATATAGTTCAGCCGTCAGACGCTCAATTTCGGCAAGCAAAGCCTCCTTGCGACTAATACGATGGCGATATCCCAAGGCGTCCAACAAAGGTGTCGGTGTGTCAGGATTTAAAGCCATCTCACGGAATCTTTCAAGAGTTACATTCTTAAACTCTCTACGCTCTTTATCTGTCAGATATTGCTTGGCCTCTGCGTGAGTCATTTTATTATCAACTGCATACCTGGCATAAAACTTCTCAATCTCAGAAACCAGCTGGTGTTTATAATCTGCTAAGGATTGACCAATCTGAGCCATATACCTATCAGCAACTATCTGAGCGTTTTGTTCCTGTTGTAAAGCACGCTCAGTCCAATACTCATCTATCTTTTTCTTGTTCTCGGTCGTCATGGTCATCCTCTACCTTTTTGAAATTAGTTTCAGAGTATGGATCTTGTCCTTGTTCCTGTTGTTCTTTCAATCGTTCTTCAACTTGGGGTTGATACCATGGATGCTGTTCACGAATACTTAGGTCGTCTAAGATACCGATTGAGTTCACACAATCTTGAATAGCTTCAGACTCATTTGAAATGATGTCACGGTTAAAGACATAAGTAAATTTAGATGAATCAAACGCTACTCCTTTGTTAGCTGCATATTGCTCTACAAACCAAAGGAATTGCTTAATACCTTTTTGAAACTCATTTTCTAGCTCATTACAGTCCAAATCAAGGTCTGTATAGCGCCATTTAAGAGCCTGACCACTTGCATTGCCTAGATTATCATCTTGGGTATCAATGGCTCGAGCAGCTTCATACAAGAACTTACGAGAGCGTTCGATATCTGCTTCAACTCCGCTAGTATCATTGTCTGCTTGTAGGGTATCTACACCACCATCACTAGAAACCTTAATAGAGCGGAACTTGTTCAGATTATTCATGAACTCGCCTAAGTCTGCACCCTGATAGTTTTTCAAAACATAAATCAACTTTGGCATATCTGCCAACATATCAGCGTTAGTAGACATTTGAAGTTGAATATTATCAATCAAAGATTTAGTTTGAACTAAAAGACCGTCCTCATACTCGTTGTAGCGGAATGGGATCAGAGGGACTTTCTCCCAAGTATAAGGAATCCGTGTACCGTCTTCGTTGACATAATAAAAATTCCCCTTTGTCTCCTTAGACAGTGGATTAAGTTCAAGGTGTGAACCTGTCCAGATATAATCTGTAATTCCTTGTTCATCGTAGTATTCTACAAAGGTTTTAGTCTTCTTTACTCCACTTTCGTAGACCGCTTGATTATAGACACGCACAAAGGCAGATAGTTCTAAATGACGCTCGTCTTTCCAAAAAGGGATAATCTGCTCACTTGGGATTTTAAACAAGCGTAGACGACCATTCTCGTCGTAATAAGGCAAGCCGTAAGCTATTCCTTTCATCACTGCTTCCTTACCGAGTGACTTAATCGTAGATAAAAGGTCCTCATCAAACACGCTGTCTAAAAAGTCTTGTGATTCTTCTCCCTCAAGCGAGATTGTCGGTTGTTTAGAAAACAAATAACCGACCTTCTGGTCTACCAACTTCTTAAACAAACCCAATTCAATCCTTGAGTTCGTCCGCCAGTCAACATCTACTTTCTTATTTCGAATATCCGTGCGATTTCGATAGTAGTTGTAAGCTTCTTTCATTGTGCTTACTTTCTCAGAATTCTGGTGTTCTCTTATCTCAATCTCTAGTATTTCGTTTTGGGTTGTATTCTTAATCAACAACCGCCTGATTAACCATTTAAACCAATTACTCAACATTTCTCCTTCTCCTACCAGAATGATATTCCTGGCTGTCTCATATCGTCTTCAAACGCATATCTTGTAGCGTCGATTGTGTGGTCGTTTACTTCTTCTAGCTTGGGTTTGGGATTTCCATCACGGTCAACTGCATAGTCGGCACTTTCGAACTCTCGTGCAATATTCGGTGTGCGTTCTGGATCTATCACAATTGCATCCAAATCATCCAACCAGCGTTCTCCATACTCACGACTATCAGGACCTTTCTTGGCGCCTTGAACAAGCGGAATATTCAGCTGCAGTTTTAACTCATCAATCGACTTAGGTTCTGCGCTATCACAGGTTATCATCTGAGATTGATAGCCTTTCTCACGGATTCTTTCAGCCAACTCACGGTTGCTAATCTTCACGCCGTAAATCTCATCAATAGCATAGATAACACGTTTCTTCTTGTCGTAATGCCATCTTACAAAGGCCAGAGGGTCATTAGCATAACCGAAGTCGTTGCCTTGCCGAATGTTATCGAACCTTGCTATCTCCTCGTCTGTAATCTTACGGAATACCAGATTTTCAAACGGTGCTACACCCGAACCGATAGCCTCCCCCAAATACTCCCAACGATAACGCTTCTCTGAACGCTCTCTCGTAGCCTCTGCTTCTTCTATGAAGGCTTGGGATATATATGGGTTATCCAAGTAAGTTGAATGGTGTACGTGGGTATTAGGAGGCTGTATGACGCTTTCATATTTCTTATTTACCCAAGACTGTTTTCTTTTCGGTGGGTTGTAAGAGTAAAAGAATTTATAAAAAAGACCATCAGCCAATTCTCCACGAAGAAGGGAGTTAGTGATTGTCTTTACTTCATCTTCAGTTTTAAACTCAGCAAGCTCTTCAATCCAGCCGATTGCGAATGGAAAACGGCTGTCTTTCAAGGATTTAATACGCTCTGGATCTTGTGCACCACGGAAGATAATATAATTTCCTCTTGGGATATAGGTTATCTTCAAAGGGGACTTATTAATCTTAAATAAATGACTAACCCCTTGCTCACTAATCGCCCATTTCAATTGTTCGTAAACCGATTGTTCTAGCGTATTATCTGTCTTACGAATACACACCGCATTGACTGGATAGCGCATAATCAGTTGAATGATTGTGTGCCCGAGATCGCTTGACTTACCAGAACCACGCCCACCTTTTTCAACTACATGTAAGATTTTAGGGTCAAACGCTGCACGCCACATAGGATAAAAAGCCTTTGGGATAAATTCGCTCATTCTACGCTTCATCGCTAACTCCTATATCATCAACGAATTGAACAGCCGAAGACATCTCGATTTCTTTTCTCTCTAAATACGCACCATTCACTCTGAATATATGGTCTATAGAACGTTGTCTTTCTTCAATCGTCGGAGTAAATTCATAAGTCGTTTCCGATACCTCCACACCTTCAGCGGTCTTTACAGTTTTTTTAGAATATCCTTGTTGAGTTTCCCCTCTAGCAATACTAGCAGAGATTGCCAAGGCTTCTACGATTGACATCGAACGTTCGTCGAAAAGTTCTTCGGTACGTTTTTTAATGTATTCAGAAATGTCAACTTTTGTCAATAACTTATGTCCTATAGACCTCGCTGTTTTATTAGAATACCCTGCTTTTATTGCAGATTGTGTTGCGTTTCTACTGATGATGTACTCATCAGCGAATCGTTGTTGTTTTAGGGTCATTTTCGTCATTTTCCATCACCTCTTTTCATTGCATACAAAAACCCCTCAAGCTGTAGGACTTGAGAGGAAAAAAATAAAGGATTCTAAACCACGAGAAAAGAATATCTCTTTCCACATCTTTTCACATCATAACTATATCATAGATTCATTAGTA